GTGTCACACATTAATTTTTCAGCACCACATCCTTGACCAGATCCGTGTACGTAAGCTTTTTACCATTTCGAACCACATAAACATGTTCCGCATCATTCGTATCCTCGACATATCTGCGAAGGATCACCGACGCATACTTCTCGTCCAGTTCCATCATATAACAGATACGATTTATCTGTTCGCATGCCATCAGCGTGGAGCCGCTGCCTCCAAATGTATCAACCACGATGCCGTTTGCCTGACTGGAATTTTGAATCGGATAAGCCAAGAGATCAAGCGGCTTCGATGTCGGATGATTCTTATTTCTTTTCGGTTTATCGAAATTCCAGATGGTCGTCTGAGACCTGTCTGAATACCATGAATGCTTTCCATTTTTCATAAAACCATACAGCACCGGCTCATGCTGCCACTGATAATCCGACCTTCCAAGCACAAGCGAATTTTTCACCCAGATACAGCAGCCAGCCAGATGAAATCCGGCATCTATAAATGCTCTTCTGAAGTTCAGACCTTCTGTATCTGCATGGAACACATAAGCCGCTCCGCCTTTTGCCAGATGCTCTGCCATATTCTGGAATGCATGAAGCAGGAATGTATAAAACTCCTCCCCTTTGATGCTGTCATTCTGAATTGAAAGACCATCGGCACTTTCAAAAGAAACACCATATGGCGGATCAGTCACAACCATATTTGCCCTTTTGCCATCCATCAGTACCGCGACATCCTCCTTACTGGTCGCATCTCCACACATCATACGGTGCCTTCCCACCTGCCAGATATCACCCCTCTGCACAAATGCTGCTTTTTCAAGCGCATCGTTCAAATCAAATTCATCCTCTTCCACTTCCTTATCATCAGCAGAAGCAAACAGATCTGCCAGTTCCTGTTCTTCAAAGCCTGTAAGCCCGATATCAAACGCTTCCGCCTGCAATGCCTCAATCTCAATACGCAGGATTTCTTCATCCCAACCTGCATCCTGTGCCATTCGGTTATCTGCGATAATATACGCTTTCTTCTGTGCCGGTGTCAGATGATCTGCAAGTACACATGGAATCTCGGAAATCTTTTCTTCCTTTGCAGCCATCACTCGCCCATGTCCTGCGATAATATTGTTCTCTCCATCGATAATGACCGGATTGATAAAGCCGAACTCACGAAGAGAGGCACGAAGCTTTACAATCTGCTCCGCATTGTGGGTACGGGCATTATTGATATACGGTATCAGTGCCTCAATCGGTACCAGCTTCATTTCTGTCGTTGTCTTCATCCTGCTCTGTCCCAACACATAGCCTGCATTTTCTTTTTCATTCATCACTACACACCTCTCCTTGTCCTAAGTAATCGCTCCATCACATCATCCTGCGGTGTCGCGCCCTGCCACTCCGCAGAACAGTTCTCCTTCACCACCTGAAAAATCTGATACCAAATCTGATTCACCTGCTTCATATACGTCTGACTCATCGCCACATATGGACTCGCGATTGCATTTCCTGTAGTCGGATGCTTTGCCAGAAATCCATACTCGGAAATACACTCCTCACACTGAATCCATCTCGAAACACTCATCGCATACTGTTCAATCAGCTGCTGATTCACTATTTTTTCGCACCCGCGCTCCTTCAGCCAACGCCATGTTTCTGTATATACTTCTTCTGCGCACAGGTCTTTGCCGCTTTTCTGTTTCGCTTTTAAATATTCCTTTACCGGAGGAACATCCGCTCCTTCAAATACCGGAGGAGTCGGCAGTTCAATAATCTGCGCTGCAGTTCCATCCTTGATTTTATCTACCAATGCCTTTGGTTTTCTCCCCGAACCGACTCTGGCACCGCCGCGGTTCGTGCCATCCTTCGCCATATTTATCTCACCCTTTCTGCCAGGGGTAATCCCCCGTTTGATTTCTGCTTTTTGTGCGTGAGGCCCCCGCCCCGTTCCCCTATAATAAAAAGTCACGAAGATTTCTCTCCCCCCTACCCTTGCAGTTTTTAATACTTTTGGGTATACTTAATAGTGCCCAGGGGCGGCGTATCCAAAATTAAATATGGGCGCGATTATAACGCAGCTAAAGGAGGTGTTGCCAGTGATTTCTGATGCTTGTACAACAATTAGTTTTATTTGCTATGTATTAACTGTAAACAACTCAACAATAGCTAACGCCGCCCACCTAAAGAGAGTCACAATATCCGTGACTTTTTTTAGTTTTCCATCTATCTCCCTGCTCTGCATGAATCCTCGCATGACATGACTTACACAATGCAATCAGATTTCCTCTATCGTGCGTTCCATCTTTTGACAATGGAATCTTATGATGCACTTCTTCGGTTTTCACAAGAATGCCCTTGTCATAACACTTTTCACAGAAAGGATGCTCGCTTACATATTTGTCCCTGATACGTTTCCAAGCTCTGCCATATCTACGGCGTACAGCAGGATCTCTGTCGTACTTCTCGTAGCGTTTGTTCTCTTCCTTTTCGTGCTTCACACAGAATCTTCCATCGGTCAGTTCGGGACATCCGGGGTAACTGCAGGGTCTCTTCGGTCTTCTTGGCATCTCTGTTCACCTCCTCTTTCTGAACACAGAAAAAGCCCTGAAAGAATTTCTTCTCTCAAGGCTTTGCTCTTTTCATCTGATTTGCTGATTATACTATACCATATCATGCAGGTGGACATTACAGGACAAATGCGGACATTTCGGGCGTTTTTCAAATTGATATCGGCTTCTGCGGCAGCACCACATGAGTCAGTGCTTTTCCATGCCATCTTCTGACAGTCCGTGAATCCGCACCAAGCTCATCTCCAATCTGCTCCCATGTATAATTATGAATATACCGGTAGCGAAGAACCATCCTTTCATCCGTGTTGCTAACTGTATCAATCACGCTTCTAATCTCATGCTTCAGCTCTACCAACAAATCCAGTTCTTCCTTTATTTTTTCTTCCTGCTCAAAGATACTCTCCAGGCATTTTAAAAATGGCGCATCCGTACCGCGGTTTGTCTGTATTTTTTCACCTATCGCTGGAGAAGAAATGCTGGTAGACATTATTCTCAATCTTCCCAGCTCCTCTATATCGGAATCGATTCTGTGATCCAGACGATAGGCCTGCTTTAAATACTCCTTTGCGGTCATCTGCCATCCTCCTCATAGAGTTTTTCCAGAAGTACATTTCCATCTATGCCCGCCATTAGTCCAAAATAATCGGAACGGAAGAAACGTTCACAGTTTTCCAGCTCTGCCCATGCGATCTCATTCTGAGGTCTTCTGTTCAGCCGTCTTCTCGCAGATTTCCAGTCCCGCACTGCCTGCAGGACGATGGCGTTAGCCAATCTCTTATACAGTTCCATTATGTATCCACCTCCAATCTCGCTTTCACTGCATCGATTAATGCAGTCTGTATCTTTTCTTTTTTTAAAAGGGCAGCCATCACATCTTCATCAATCGTTCCCTTTGCAATAATGTGATGAATGACTACCGTATCCTTTTGTCCCTGTCTGTGCAGTCTTGCATTGCATTGCTGATAAAGCTCTAATGACCATGTCAGACTAAACCATATCAAAGTAGATCCTCCTGTCTGAAGGTTTAGCCCGTGACCGGCAGAAGCAGGATGAATCACCGCAACAGGAATTTTACCCTCGTTCCAATCTGTAATGTCTTTGGATGTTTTGATCTCACGTACAGAAAAACGTTCCCTGATTCTGTCGAGATCATGCTTGAACCAGTACGCAACCAGAACCGGTTTGCCATTTGCACTTTCAATCAGATCTTCCAGTGCATCCAGCTTCCTGTCATGAATCCTCAAAGATTTCTTTTCCTCATCATAAATACAGCCGTTGGCCATCTGCAGCAATTTGCCGGACAGCACTGCTGCGTTGGCTGCATCAATCTCTTCTCCCTTTATCGTGGCAACCATGTCTTTCTTCAGGGTCTTGTAAATCATTATTTCTTTTCCATCCATGAAAACCGGTACTTCATTGATGATGCATTCCGGCAGGTTCAAGTACTCACAGGCTTTCATGCTGATGGTAATATCAGAGATTCTTTCATAAATTCTCTGCTCCGCACCTTCCGCAGCTTTATAAGTAAAAATCCGTTCTCCGTTTCTCTTGTCCGGTAAAAAATATGCGTTCCGATAATGGGAAATGTATCTGCCAAGCCGTTTCCCCATATCTAGGATGCGAAACTGTGCCCACAAATCCATCAGACCATTGCCGGATGGTGTTCCGGTAAGTCCGATAATCCTTTTAATAAATGGCCGGACCTTCAGCAGGCTTTTAAATCGCTTGGACTGGTGGCTCTTAAAAGAAGAAAGCTCATCAATGACTACCATATCAAAGTCGAAAGGAATCCCGCTTTTATTCACAAGCCAGTCGACATTTTCACGGTTGATGATATAGATTTCAGCCTCTGCTCTCAATGCTGCTCTTCTTTCAACTTCCGTGCCAATCGCAGCCGAATACCGCAGGTGCTTCAAATGATTCCACTTCTTTATTTCTGCCGGCCAGGTATCTCTCGCCACTCTGAGAGGTGCAATAATCAGAATTCTTGCTGCCTCGAAACTGTCAAACAATAAATCATTCAGTGCTGTAAGGGTGATCACGGTCTTTCCTTTAACCTAAGCCCATATCCAATAAAATGGCAGCAATCTCATGATTCTTGATAAAATCAATCGCATACTTCTGATATTCATGTGGTACGAACTTCATCCGGCATCACCTCCAATCTCTTCCAGCACACCATCTATCTGTTCCATACAATCCACGCAGTAAACTAAAAAGCCGAGTGCTTCTAATTGTTTTTTTCTCCTTACCTGCAGAGGCCGCAGTGTCTCCCCCGGTGCTTTCAATTCCACAAACGCCATCCTGCCTCCCGGAAATAAAACAATCCGATCGGGCATGCCATCTGCTCCCGGGCTTACAAACTTGGGAGCGATGCCCCCTTTCTTTTTCACTGCCTCCACTAACTTTCGCTCAATCAGCCGTTCTCTCATGTCCTTCTCCCTGACACAAAGAACACGATTTCACAACCATTTCCTATATATTTCTTACGTGTGCGTGCAGGTGTCTCTTCCTATATATATGAATAAACACGATTTTGAATATAAGGAAAATAGTTGTGATGTGACGCATTCCTGTGTTCTTAACCTCCAAACTTGTAAAGCCGCTGCCTGCCGTAAATCGGCTGACGCTTGATTGCCGTGGTTCGTTCCCATCCCGGAATCTGACTCATAAGAGCTGCGATGCTGTAGCTGTCCACAGGCTTTAGTTCCTGCAGGGACTTTCCGAAGCATTCGCACCAAATCTCCGCATTGCTGACTTCCGTACGCAGTTCACATCCTTTATGTACAGACGAACCAAACTCGCTTCCATTTAAATAGTTCCTTCTTTGGAACAGATCCATCGAATCCCATTCTTCCGGAAGCATCGTGTTCAGATACTCTTCTACCATACCGAC